CTCCATCTTCTGCTTCCATAATTGCTTTACCTATTTGATAGGCAATCTGTGGTACGATGGCATTGCCTAGTCCTTTAAGTCGGTCCACCCTATTTGGTATCCCATGAGCCACTCGACCCACATTGGGTTCAACTGACCAGTTTCCTTGTAAGACTTTCCTTCCAAATGCTGTACTGCATCTCCCAATGTGTTCGTCATTGGATTTCTGTTTGTCTTTGCCATTGTTTCTGGCAATCTTGGTGGAAAATACTCTCTCTTGGTTGGTGTGGGCCACATCATCATATCCTTTATCGGAAAACCGTATTGAACTTGCTCCGCTAGATTGCCTGGATTGGTTGTCGTTCTGCCTATGCTCTCTCGATACTTCTGACGTTTCTTCAGAGCTGCGTCTGATCTCTTGTCGATGTTTGTTGCACTCGGAGTGAGCCACAATCCATGTTCGGTATCGTTGGTGGGGAGCGTTGACTGCTGAAGCTGGTATAATAAACGATTGGACTTCGTAACCTTGGCTCTCCAAGTCAAGGTACACTTGTTCGAGTACCATGCCGTCTGAGATGCTAACAATATTTCTGACATTTTCCCCAATGACCCACCGTGGTCTTGTTTCTTTAATAACTCTAAGCATATCGGGCCAGAGATGTCTGTCGTCTTGTACGGCTTTTTGCTTACCTGCAACCGAGAAGGGCTGACAAGGGAATCCACCAACAACAACATCTGCACTATACCCTTGGAATGTTTTGACATCATCATGGATTGGTACTCTAGGAAAGTTCTTGGCTAATATTTTTTGACACCACTTCTCGTTCTCGACAAACTGTATTGTTTTGAAATAGCCTGTACTTTGCAAACCTAATGCAAAGCCGCCAATACCTGAGAATAAATCTATAACTTTTAGCATACATTACTTTTCTAAATATGGATCTTCAAACAAACGATCAACGATAGCACCACGGATAGTTGTTGGCATACCATCAACTCTGCGTAATACCCCTGATCTCATTTTAGCTAATGCATCACCAGGATTAGAATAGCATTGCAATCTAAAGGTGATGTCATCTGACAATTCTTTCAGCATCTCATGCATGTCAGTACCATACTTTAGTTTGGGAAATAGTCTGATAACTCTTAGATCACCACTACGATCATACTGTGCATTTAAATACATACTGATGTTGTTGTAGATAAACTTAACTGTAATGCATGGTCGTTTGTTATCAGTAATATCAAACATATCAGGATCACTATTGCTCATTGATGACTACCGATCTTGAGTGGTTAGGCAGATACGTTATGTACTTACGTTTCTCTAACTGTCTAATTACATTGTGAACCTGGCTACGAGCTTTCCAGCTCATGTGTAAAGCTATTTCTTCATAGCTAGGTGAGTAGCTATTGTTATCAATAAACTTCTTAATAAATTCTAAAACTTTTACTTGATTTGGTGTCATTTGATTGGTTGTACCTTTTGTTTCTTCTCTTGATCTTCGAGCTTTTGTAAAATCTCTCCCATCAATGAGTAGTTAATAATGTCTAGCCAGTTATCTTTTATGTATGTGTGTCCTGACCTACTTAGTTTTTCTAATATAATTAGTTTGCAGATGGTTGAGCCTACGACCTTGATACCAAGTAAAGCTGCATACAAGGCTGCGGTCTTTTTAAATCTTGGTACAAAATCACCGTATTGACTGTGCCGTTGTTTAAATATTTTTTCTGCTTCTTTTAATAAATCCATTTTTTCATTACTTATTTAAAAAGATTTTTCATATGCTTTATTTAAATTATCAGTAGTGTATTTGCCATGAACTGATTGATCGGTTTCTAACCATGTGTCATTCATTGATACAGATACAACACCATAATTTAAACTATTAAAAATTATTGTTTCATCAAAAGAGATAGGAACATAATATCCTTCACCCATTTCTTGACAATATTGATGTGCTAATTTCTTGTGTAGTTTTTTTAAATCGTGATTTTCTATTAAAAGATCATCTCTTGATTTGTTTTCTTTTGGCATTTTTTTATACTCCATTTTATTTTTTCTTGCCTAACCCACGTTGAAAACAATTAGGGGAACGTGAGTTAGACTTTCCTTTAACCTCTTAAAAAGGAATCTTGTCATCTAGTTCATCTAGATCATTTTTTTGATAACCACCTGATGGTGCTGTTGACTCCATCTTTGCTTGTATTGATACAGACAAGTGTGAGTTGCCACTTTTATCGTCTTGTTTCCAGGCAGAAGCTCTAAAGTTTTGATCTCCATTAACCGTTGCTGGTCCAGTGTAGGCTGGTGGATTAGATTTATATTTAGATGGATCTGCTGGGTACAACTTAATTGTTGCTACTTTTTCATTTGCCATTTGCTATTTTTCCTTCTGACAGTTCTTGTGTTTTTAAAGAATAAACCTCGTGAACTTTATGAAAGATCTCAGGGTTCTTAGTTTCCATGGATTTTACCCACTTAGATTGCTGCGTTATAACTGCCTTTAATTTAGCAACCTGACTAGCATCACTCATTAACTTAATAAGTTCTGCTTGCCGTTCTTCATCCGATACGGAAGAATCTTCAGGTACATCTTCACCAGCGTAGATGTAATGACCTAACCCAAACATAGCCATAGTCTTAACCAGGCATCTCATTTTGGTGTTAGATATTTGTGTAGCTGTGGGGTTTACTACTGCTTGGTTCTTATGGTCCATAACAGCTAACCACATTGTATGTGTATTATTGTTGACGGTCATCTCACAAGACACGGCAGCTGTGCCATTCTTGTAATACAAGACATCATAACCTTCCCACTCTTTAAATCTATATGTTGCGTCTGGATAGTTCTGCATCATCATACCCCAAGCCCATGCCCAAGATAGGTACGTTAAATTACCTTTTTTCTCGGTGTGTTCGTTGCAATCAATCTTACTAAGATTATTCCACACGATTTCTTTTTTCTTTGTTGTCATACTATCCTTCCATTGCTTTGTTAAAATCTCTTTTTGCTTGTTCTACAAATTCATCACCAATATCCCAATAGAACGGATGCTCCCAGTCAGGGTTAACCAAACTTAATAGTTTATTGATGTCACCATCTGCTTGTATAAGTAAATTCTCACGCAGCTTGGCTTTGGATTTGTAAAACTTGAGGTGATCTTTCATGGCAGTTTCAGTCAGTAAGTCTGAATTGCTAGGATCAAATATCGTATATTCTTTTTCATTGGCATACACCAGGAACGGTCTTTTGTTTGTTGCTGCCCAATACAATGCAATTTGTCGAGCTGCATCTATCTTTGGCTCTTTAATCGATTGCGTACTGAAACCGTAAGTGCCATCTTTTTTAAGTTTGCCACGTCTTGGTGGTAAGGTCTTGATCTCTACTACACAAAATTCATTTTCTAAGTCAGTTCGACCTAACAGGTCAATCTCTGTGCCGACATTGTAATATCGATTAGCTTCTGACTCGACTTCACCTTGCAATGCCAGGCTCTTAATACCTTTATGTAATTGGTGAGCCATCTTGTGAGCAATGGTTTTGTGGTATGCATGTTGAGCTTCTTCTTTTTCATCAAATGCTGGTTTGTAAGCATCAAGTTCTTCATCAACAACTCGTAAGTAATCTTTAAAAGTAATTTTAGTGTTTTCTATTTTTTCTGAATTGTAAGTCCAGATGATGTCAGCATACATTAATGCAATAGCACCACCGACTGCTACACCTAGTCTTGGCTTGGCAGTAAATTTAAATTTGCGTCTAACTTCTTGCATGCAACAAAAGTATTTCCATGCCCAATTACCTTCTGGCAAGTTCAACTGTGATGCTGAGTGATGATCGAAGTTCCATCTACCAAACAACTCTGCATTTGGTGATTCGATTAACTGTTTAAAGTCTGTACTAATTTGTGCGTTCATTTTTCTATCTTTGTTGATATAAAAACTAAACAAATAAGCTACTTTGTAAACAAAAAAACTAAATTATAAACAAGGTAAAATTTACTACCAAAATTAAGTAGTAATATGTTTATAGAACATACATAGAAAAGGATTGAGAATCGGTAAGTTTATTTTTTGTTTTCTGGTGGGAGTAAGGCTCTGCCTTTTTGCATTGAGACTATTTTTTTTGCTGCCATGATTTTAACGCCCTTGGTTTCACTATTGTAAAGCCGAATCATTTTGCCTTCAGAATCTTGGTAGCCATCTATGTATCCAATAAATTGTGATCCATCTTTTGTGGTAAATAAAGTCCAAGCATTACGTTGATCTTCCACTTTAAACGGCACAGATTTTTTAGTAATTACATAAACATACTCATCAAATTCACGGTTTGGATCACAAATAACATAAAATTTTGAGTTGTAATGCCATTCTTTAGGACATTTAACCATCCAGGTATAATCAAATGTTCTAACTGCTGTACTTTCAAGACATGCAGTAGCTGGTACATAACGATCAGTTGGGGTTTCATAAAAACTACGCCAATCTAAATCATACGCCAAAGCAATTTCTTTAGCTTTCACTACTGACAAAGCTCGATGCCCATTAACAACTTTGCTAAAGGCTTCACGACTGTAATCTAATTTTTGGCATAAATCGGTTTGTGATATTTGATACCGATGTAGTACATTTTTGACAATCATGTTGCCGTCAAATGGTGTGCCTGACTCTGCTTTGCTCATAGTAATTTATCCTTAGTGGAAAAAACTATCATGTTTACTAAATGTAGTAAACCGTTCTATTTACAGACAGTAAAAGCTACATTAGCCTTGATTCTACTATGCTTTTAGAGGATTATCGGACACTAAATAACATGAGCTATAAGGAGTTAGCTACCTTTTTAGGCTTAAAATCCCCCACTTCGGCTATGCGTTATTGTATTGGCACACGCTATCCCAAGCTCAACATACTGATTCGGATACAAGATAAAACTAAACAGGCAGTCACAGCCAATGACTTTGTTGCCAAATATAGGGAGCTGCATGAGCAAGAAGTTTAACCTTAATCAATTTAGATTGGTCAAAGTTAAATGGCATGATCCATGTGACTTTGAAACAGGTTGGAATGATCTGAAGAAGGTCCAAGCTGCAAAGACTGAGCCAGTGGTGTCAGTTGGTTGGTTAATTACTGATGAAGCTGACCGCATAGTTTTAAGTGCTGACTTTTGCAGTGATGGCACAACAGGCAGAGCCATAGCTATCACTAAAGCATGCTGTGAAAACATAACCACATTAGAAGTAGGTAAAGACTAATGCCATTAAATCCAGAGGATGAGTATGGTTGGTAATGTGACAAATCTGCACAAGCAAGGCAAGTGTAAGCATTGTGGGATTGCATTGTTTAGTTACGATAATGTCAGACGTTATGTGTGTGGTGGTTGTGAATTAAAGCACGATATGACTGGTCGGTTTGCACGCAAGGTCAATGACTATGTGCCATACATTCCTGAGATCAGTGATGAACGAGCTTTAATGTTATTAGAGAATCAAATCGATGATTTGAAACGTGAAGTATTATTTTGGAAAGCTAAAGCTAATGATAGTTGAGCTGGAGTGGTACGAATATAAAATGGCAGCTCAGGTCGGACTAGATCGTAAGGTGCAATCAATTTTAAATGGTCATAAAGATCGATATGGTAGCGTCTGGACACCCATATCAGATGTTGGTTGGTCAGTGGTATCGGCAGTGGCAGAATGTGCTGTAGCTAAAGCTCTCGGCATGTATTGGGATGGTTCAATCAACACGTTTAGTCGACCTGATCTTGGTGACTACGAGATCAAAGCACAGCTGCATCATAAGATTGATCCAAGCAAACATAGCAACTTCTTAGTTATCAAACCCAATGCACCTGATGACCTCTTGCATGTGTTAGTGCTAGTACATTCCAACACTAGGTATGAGGTAGTTGGATTTATGAAAGCTAGTGATGCTAAGGTAGCACGTTATGAACGCCAAGTCGGAACACGACCAAAGTTCTATGGCATACCAGCTAGAGATCTAACAGACATAAAGCTGTTGCCTAAATGAATCCATTAGATCGGTTTATTCGTGAGGACATCACCCCCCAGGCTAAGATAGTTTATATTTATCTAGAGAGTTTGTACTATCGATACGGTAAGTGTTTACCACGCCAAGCTACCATTGCGTCAGATTTAAACATCTCTAGGCGTACTGTTATACGCTGTATTAAAGAGCTACGGGATAAGGAATTTATTGTATCTAAACGGTTAGCATCAACGTGTCGTTACTTTCCAGTCAATGATGTGACACGATCTGTATATATTAATAAACAATATATATCTAAACTAGATATATCTAGACCAGATATATCTAGACATGATTTACGAGGGGGTAAGGTTAGATCTCTTATCCAATCCACTGCTAAAAATAACAACATCCATTACAGGTCTGCTGTGAAGCAGACCGAAGCAAAGCAAGCACGAGTGCCAAAAGCTCAGAAGGACAAGCTCTACAACTTTTTAAAAAACCTATCATCTGATCGTAAGAAACAGTTCTGGGATGATGTAATGAAAGGAGATAAGAAATGGCTCAAACAGTTTCCACAACTTGGTTAGTTGATGCCTTCGAAGAAGCAATAGCTACGGATCGTAAACTCCCAGCTGCATATAAGAAAGGTTACAATGGTATGAAGTTCGACATCAAGCACGATGTCACTGAACACAATGCCTGGGATAAGCAACCAACACGCAGTGCTGCATCGTCAAAAGAAATAGCACGGTATGATTTCTTGCTCTATCACATCACACCATTGCTTGATACTACAGAACGTAAACTAGTTTGGTCCAGAGGTATGGGTATGCCATATGTACACATTGGAAAGAAACTTGGCATGCATCGACACAAGGTTAAAGAAATGTACTTAGAAGTTCTAATTTATATTAAGTATTTGGTAGCTTATGATAAATATTTGTTAGACAAGTATGACAAAATCAAATAGTTATTTAACTATCATTTGCAAATCATTGTATTTGATATTCCTTTCTTTGTTAAGATAGCCCATCATGGTAGGTAGACCACTTCATAAAAAAGAGTGTGGAGCTTATGCTCGTTCCACTCGATTACCTTGTAAAGCTAAAGCACTTGCTAATGGTAAGTGTAAGTTACATG